AAGTATTCTTTTATGACATCTATATCAGTTTGTGCAAATTTAAAATCTGTTTGTGTATCTAAAAAAGCTGTTGCATCTGCAATAGCCAGTGGTGCAATATTTAAAACTTGTTCAGGTATATCCATATTTAAGTTTCTTGATGTTTGTTCTAAAGCATATCTAGCACCAAATGCTTGTAAACCTTTAAGAAAAGATTGTATTCTCCAGGTTATAGGTATTCTGTTACCTTTTGTTCCTGGGTCTCCTGCAAATTCAGAGTAATCTCTATCTAGTTCTTTACCTTGTTCAGCAGCTAATTTATTCAATTCATCTTTAGCAGCAACGCCAAATGAGTTCATAAAACCTACTTGAAAATCTTGATATAGAGAGTTAAGACCAATCAAGGCAGAATTTAAAAGTGTGCTTTTTCTTAGTTGTACATCTCCAAATAATTCTGCTTGTGTATCTTGATATGCTTGTCTTCCATAAGCTCTTGCATCTTTTATCTTTTCCCAAAAACTTATACTTCTTTTTTTTACATCATCATCATTCCTATTAGGAACAACTGTATTTGTTTGTGTCCATAGGTTGTAATATTGTGAGCCAGTCAAACCTAATGATGCAGCAGCTATAGGTAAATCACTTTGTTCATCAGGAGTCATAGATTGAAAACTAAGAGCAGCTCCACCAAGCGCATCTACATCAGCATCAGATAAAGAATTTTTAGCTGCATTAAAATTTTGTTCATCAATAGCTTTATCTTTTTGAGATTTAATCCACTCTTGACCCCAGTTTATAAAAAAAGACATTATCTGAACCTATACGCTAGTTCAGGAAACTTCTCCAGTATTATCTGTTTTGTTATTTGTGTTTGATTAGCAGGAACTGCTATATCTGTTTGTTCAGGTATGTAACCTGGTTCATTTGGAAATTCTGTAGGTGTAGAAAAAACATCAGGTTGAGGTTGACCTTGTATGACTGGTCTTGCCTGATTTATTATTTCTGATTGTTGTGGTGCTGATACTGACTCTGCTTGACCTTCCAACATTGTAGTCTGCCCTGTTGGGTCGCCTTCTTTCCTTGGGGGAGCAACTATATCAGCATACGCACCTGCCTGTGTTAAATCTGTAGCCTCACGCATTGACCTACTTTTTCTTACCATGATTCATCTCTTTTATCAAAGTCAATAGATATACCTATAAACAATCCAGGTATCTGTGTTGGTATTAGATAACTTGTAGTAGGTTCATTCTCATCTAAAAATATTGGTGTTGTTTGTATTACTGTCTCAGTAAAATCAAATTGTGGTTTATCGATAAAGTTAGCATTAACTATATCTATAAACATTTCGTTTATTTCTTCTTCGTTGTATTCCATTATGCTCCTGGAGGCGGACCACCAAGTTGTGCTAGAAATGATGCTATATCAGGTTCTGCTGCTTGTTGTCCTGGTAGTTGTTGTTCTGCAGGTTGCTCTTCTTCTTCATAAAAATCTTCTAAGATACTTGTCATTCTTGATGGATTCTTTTTTATTGCAATAGCTGCTTGTGTTGCTTTTATATTACCTTGTGCAGCTTGTGCCATCAATGATTCAAACAATACTGTTTCTGCTTTTTCAGATACGATTCTTTGCTGTATCTTGCTTATATTGTCTAGTCCATCCATATTTTCTTGTAATGTCTGTGTATCTATAATTCCTTGTTGTTTTAACTGTAAGCCTGTAATAATTTTTTGCGGTTCATCAAATCCTGCCATGACACCATACACTCTTCTTGTTGAGTGATACTGTGCAATGTCTGATGTAGGAACATAAGTTTCTTTATAAGCTGTGCCTTTATGAAATCCTGCAATAGGTTTTCTTTGACCAGGAAACATCTCCTCATCATATTCTAATCTTTTCGCATCTAGTTCCTGTAAGGCATCTGCTAATACAGATTGATACTCTCTTACATGCAATGATGCAGACTGACCAAGTTCTTCTAATCCTCTACCAGTAACAAATGCGTTTGGAGATTGTCCATCATCTGATACAGGATAAGCTGCACCTAGTCGTAAGTGTCGTTCTAATCTATCTACTTGTTGAAATAGTTGATATGGTAAATTATTCACAGGTTTTGATACTGATGAACCAGGCGCAAGGTAGTTAACAGCAAACCTACCTTTTCTGTATTTGCCTGATTCAATCTCACCTGTAATATTTGTTTCAGTAAATACTGCATCTTCCATAGCAATAGTTCCAAGAATATTTATCTTTGCCATATTTGACATAAGACCTGTAATGTGTTGGAACTGACTTTGCATTTGGTCAAAAGAAAATCTTTTAGCTATTACAAAACATGGACCTGATTTCAATGGATTCTCCATGTAATCTATAATCTTTCTATTTTCAGGCAAAAATACATAAGTACCTTCACTGTCTTTGTATTCGACTACAATCTTTCCATTACCATTTGAGTTTGCCCAACTACCATGTCTATCTGAATAATCCAACATAGCACTGTATGGGTCTTGTTCTGTATCTTCGTTTGTGCCATAAATAAATTTTTTGGCATCAGGATATTGTTCTGCCAATACTTTGTGCGGAACTCTAGTTATTATTGCTAGTTCTGTAGGTTGTTGGTCATTACCAAAATATCCAGGATAACAAGTAAAAGGGTCTCTTAGTTCTGCGTATGGATATGGCACACCATTCTTGTCTCTTTTGTGTGATATAGTCCAAACGACAAAACCATAACCAGGTAGCCATCTACCAACTTGTGGTAACTGCATACCAAGTTTTTGAAACTTATCATAAGACATAACTATTCTTTCGAGTTTCTCTGATTTCTTCTTTGCTCTCTCAGAATCTTTTTCGTTTATTATGTCAACTTTTAAATCAGGACTTCTACCTAATTTTTGTGCAAATCTATCTAGTGCAGTTAAAAATAAGTTAGGTGCAGGTAACTCGTGATACTCAACATTGATTGAATTACCTAGTAAAGCACGAACTGCTGCCTCACCACCATTCATGATATCTCTGATTCTTGACCTATCAACAATTGATTCTTGATTGGTTACTCTAAGATAATCAATTTTGTCGTATAATTTATCGCTATCTAAAGGCATTTATCTCCATGTGTCTACATCCATATTACTAGGTTCGTACCCAGTAAAGCTAGGTTCATATTCATAACCAAGCTCTGCAAATCTTTCTTTCTGCATACGCCTAATTGCTCTCATTGGAAACCAACTAGCCATAACAATGTCAGTCTTTGTACCCACACTCTTGCTTTTATTTTTAGCAGAGCTGAAATAAACCAACTGACTTGTATATAAGTTTACCTTTTCTTGAGCCTCATAGCTAAGATATGGCAAAGAAATTTTTTCTTCCTGGAATAGTGGTCTCATTGCAGTTACACCATACAAAGGGTCAAATTTATTTTTATTTGTTTCATGTCCTTCAAGATGTACACCATGCACACTTGCAAACTCTCTGATACTTTTATCTTGTCTTATAGCTTTTTGAAAACCATTTTCTTCGATAACCCAGTGTGAACAATTATATTGTTTCCACCATCCTTTTATTATTTCTAAAGCCTGTGGTATACCACCACCAAGACTGTTGTTCATATCGACCATATATAATTTATTCTGTACATTGTCGTATGCCCAAAGAAAAGCTGCTTGATAACCTGTAGATGCAGGGTCTAATCCTGCAATCAATCTTGTACCTGGAGGTATATGACCAATGTCTCTTTTTTGTTCTCGACATGTTTCTATCTCTACTCTGTCAAACAATGCAAGACCTTCAGGCATTGCAATATTAAGATAAACCATCTCATAGATTGCTCTACCACCTGTGGTTTCTGCTGCTCGTTTTCTATCCATCAACCATTTAAAACTTCTTTTACTAGCCCATAACATACAGTCAACATGTTCTTGTTCTTCAAAGTCTGCAATGGTACAACCTGTGTCATGTGCCTCCTCTACTATTGTTTTCCAAGATTCGTTTTCTAGTAAATGAGAATACAGGTCATCATAGTGTTGCCTAGAACCTATTACGACCATTGCAGTATGTTCCTCTTTACGACTTGACAATGTTGTAGTCCACCAGTTTCTTGTGTTTTCTCTTGAGGATGGTTGCATGGTAGAGGTGTGGTCTTCAATATCATCTGCAATAATCAAATCACAATCTCTTGACAATATCTTTCCACCTCTACCAATGCCTACCATTGTTGGGCTTTTGATTCCAGTAACTGTTCTAGTACCAACTGTAAAACCATTTTGAGACCAAGACTTACTTGATTTTGTCTTAGGTTTAAATTTTGCTCCTGGTCCGCATATCTCTTCTATAAGTAACTCGTTGTTTTCTAACTGGTCCATAACTGATAGCAAAGAATTTTTTGCAATGTCTTCATTTCCACCAACCCACATAATTCTTATGTTTGGATTGTTGCATATCAACCACACTACAAAATGTATCAATAGTTCTGTCTTACCATGTCTAGGTGGAGATAGAATCATTTGTTGTTCACCTTCATCAATAGTATTCATTATTGATTCAATCCATTTTTGATGAAACTCAGGTGTTTCAAATTTTTTGCCTTGCTCTGTTCTAAAATATCTTGCTCTGAACTTTCCAAAATCTTGTAAAGAACTTTTAGCAACTTTTGGTAAACTCCAGTTTTTTTGTTCTTCTTCTTGTCTTAAATCTTCTAGGTATGCCTGGTATGCCATAGATACTGCAGCAGCAGTTGTGTTTAAAATTTTTGCTACCTCTGTTAGATTTATTTTCTTTTCGTATAAATCTAAAGCTAGTCCTGATTCTTTTATGTCTTCGTAAACTTGTCCTCTACGACTTGCTACATTAGTTTTTTGACTAGGTATGTTTAGTGTATCTTCTTCTTGAGACCATTCGACTCCTGCCTTCCTGGCTCTTTTCTTTTGCATGTTGATTCTGTTAGAACATTTATCAGAACAATATTTTCTTTTGCCTTTTGGTAAAGGTCTATGACATCCTGCTGCATAACATATTTTTTTATTTTCTTGCATAGTTTTTACATTTTTTGTTTTGACATTTCATGTCATCACTTGGCAATAAAGGTTTTTTGCACCTTGGGCAACTAATTATCAAGTGCGTTTCTTTTTTCGACCTGCCTCCACTCTTGATTTTTGTATTGCCTTTAGATTTACTTTTCTACCTTCTCTATATGCCTTAGCTGTTCTTTTTATTTCTGCAGCTCTTTTTTTTGCAGCAGAATCAGATAACCCACTTAAATATTTTGCAGGTACACCATATCTATAAGGTTGTGTTCTTTTACTCATTTTTTAATCTTTTTGATTTTACCATTTTTTGTTCGAGCAAACTTGTGTGTCTTAGTTTCTCGAATCAAAGTACCATAATGTCTTTTACCACCCCACATCCAACTAACCTGTGCCATTACATCTTCTTTTTAGTTTTTTTGACACCACGCTTTATATCGTTGTCTTGTGAGTGTCCACCTCTTATAAAAGAATTTACTCTACCCATAGACCATGCTGCCATAGATGTGCCTCTTGAGCCTGATGATACATAAGCACCTTGTCCTCTACGATATACTTGTGCTAATTGTCCATAAGTATATTTTGACTTAGCTGCTTTTTCTCGCAATGTTTTTTTTGCGTTTTCAGGTATCGCCATTATTCCTCCTCACCTAATAGGGCATACTCGATATCTAAATCAGGTCCACCCATTATCTTCCTACATTCTTTTGTGCATTGACATGTGCTTTACTAAAAGAGTTACCTCTTACCATAGAGTTATACATGTACTGCATGTGTTTTTTTGTATGATGCTTAGAATGTTTTTTCATTGCATCTTGTTGTCTTTTTGTAAGTTTACTTACATCTACACCTTTTATTTTCATATCACCACATCTTGCAAGACCAATACCTTGCAGTTGTCTTATCTTTAGCAGTATCACATCTGTGCCTAGCTCTAAATGATTTTCTAGCTGCAGGATTGTCTTTGCGTATCTCCATGTTTGGGTCGCCAAACATAATCTTTTTTATCTTACCATTATCGTTTACATAAACCTTAAATTTTTTTCTACCATGTCCAGGTTCGCCTTTGCTTATCCTTGATGGTTTGTTTAATGTAACTGATTTACCTTGGTATGTTGCCATAATTACATCTTAGGTCTTCGTTTACTGTCTCTGAGTTTTTTAAAATCTGCAGCAGTAATCTTATCGAAGGGTGGTGCAACTCGTGCAAGTTTTTTTTGTTTTGGGCTGTAATCTTTAAAAGGCATTAGTAACCTCTTCTAGGCATTTTTTTCTTTTTTTTCTTACCTGGCATTCCGCCTCCTTTTGTTTTTACTATACCACATTATAACAAAACCCTCGGTCAGTTGCCTGGTCCAAGGGTCTTGTCATCAATCTAAACAAAGAAAGGGGTATGAACAAAAAATTACGAAACTTTTTGTATCCCAGTATTTATTATAACAACACTTGTTGAATATGTGTAAAAAAATTTTTTTAAAAACTTGGGGGATGTAAAGACAGGGTGTAGTGAAAGGGAGAACAACTACAAAAACATCCCCCATAAAATCCTACCATAAATAAAAATACCTGCTAGGCTCTAAGTAAACATTTTGATTCTCTTGCTTTTAGAAAGAATCTTAAGATAAAACTCTAAACAAAGTGGACTAGCAGGACCATATTCGCAGGTTATAGCTGCTTTGCTCAAATATTTAAATTAGGTGGTCATAAACTTAGTCATTGGTTGGGAGGGTTGACACAGGGTTAGCTGTATCCAATTAGATACAATTCAAGTAAAGTACCTATATATAGAGTACCCTTTAGATTACACTACATATAGTGGGTCAAACTTAACAGATATTCTTTAGATACTACACACTACACTACACAGTACCGCACATTAAACCCCCCTATATCTAGTGTTATTGTAATATATACAACATATTGTGTTGTGCAAATATATGCATATATATTGGTAAATACTACCAACATACTGCACACATATAACCACCCCTGTACCTCTTTTAAACTTTTCTTACAGAGAGGATGGGTGTT